GTGTTTTTTTTTTTTTTTTTTTCAGTGACAGTGGTAAAACACCCAGTGACCATGGGGAAAACTCCACTATTTTAGCCGGGACATACAGTTACATAGAGCACATGCACTTGAGGCTAAGTATCCAACAAACAAATTTTCTGACTGGCCGCACTATCAATACCAATTACGCGTTTCTTAGGCCTATCACTCGCTTTAAACGATGAAAGAGTTTTGGCGGTCCTCGAGCTTGAGCACAGTGTCTGCATCACACCTATGCCTGCTTGCACGAAGCACGAATTAGCCTCCTCCATAGATATTCCATAGATATGCATTACCGCCTCTCTGGCAGTTGTATCATAGGCCACCTTGCTTGTCAAATCAATTTTATCCCTCATGTCACTAGCACTCATAAATCGATGAGAATCCTCGACATGGGGTTTGTCTGACAAGCCATCAGCTACCCTTATTAGTGTATCACGAATGGTCGGTAGGAACCTTAATTTGTATGCCGCAGATAGGTATTTTCCTGCGATATACTCATGGTCAGGGACACTGCTAAGCTTGGGTCGGACATTAAGCTTAGCTAGGACCCTACCGAGCTTTGGTACTGGGATGACGTCTGTATCCGACTCATAAAACCGCGATTGCAAGAATGTGCTCTTTGTCCTTTCGGGGATCTGGTATTCATATTTCATGCCAGATTCCTCAGCCGCACTCTTGGTTGCTTCAGCCACCACTAATGGATCAGCGGTGGTGTATGATTCAACGTCATCTCCGTACACCAGAACATGGAGCTCTTCATCTCCACGTAAGACTAAGGTTGACGCGAGGTTGTTGGCTGCATTGAGACACACATTATTAATGGTCACCATGCATTCGCCACTATGATTCTGTCCTTTAATAGACCATTGTGTCCCCAACTGTCTACTATAGGCAACACAATCCTCTTGTTCAATATACTCTCTTAGCCACCATTCTGGTGCACCAAGTTTCTTGAAGACACACGCATTTAGTTTGCGTACCTGCACTGGGTGTGTCGCATCCTGGTTAGAATAGTCTCCCTCAACTACAGCCCCCTTTTGCCTTGCACGCAATTCAGAAACTTGTTTATCCGTGTAACCACAAGGGTAAATCAAAGTCACCTTTGGGTACACATCATTGTGTTCATTAAGTTTCTGTGCCAATCTATCATTCAGTATGTTAGTCACCACACCGAACTCCAAATTCGTCTCATCGGAGTACTGGTGAATAACTCTACCGTCTGATCCACTAGGCTTAAGGGTTATCTCGCTCTTCGCAAAGACTTCTGCACGCGTATTGGCTTGCCAATAGCGTGGTTCCGACATTAACTTGCGCATGCGGACTTGTTTCTCAGGTGACTGCCTACTCAACCAATGCTCGACCTCATTAGGTCCAACATTGATGACATCACTCTGATCGCCCATCATACGCAATAACATGCGGTAACCTTCTATTGTGGCGCTTCCACACTTTGCTTGGGGCACGACATCGATACGTTTCCCTGCAGCATTTAAAGTTGTGGCAGCGTCGTTACGCGTGATATTCAACGGCACGCCAGCCACTATGGGCCCCATCTGTACAGTTTTATTATTCTTCTCTTTCTGCACAGTGAACCCCTTAAGCGTGGTCTTGACATGGTTAAAGTCTCTGTGAAGACTATACTCTGCGAACCCACAATTGGGTGCGAAGAGCACGTCCGCATCGAGAAGCTTGAGCGCATTGTTGAGAGTTTTAGATAACATGATACACTGATTTGCTTGTTGCTTGATTGCTTAGTTG